CAACTTCCGGTTCATCACGATATCGTCGACAACGGGCGTGATGCCGCGAACCACGATGTGTGGTTTGCCGTCGATGGTTTCAGTGGTGATATTTGAAGCGGAATTGACGACGGTCAGCACGTTAACGCGATTGCGCTTCATGCTGTGTCCTCATGGGATGGATAGTTAAGTGGTCTGCTGCCACTCCTTGCGCTCTTTGCTCAGCCTGTCAACGAGGCCGGTATTTATGATCTTCCCTTTGTCATCCAGCAGACAGGGCACGTTAGCGCAATAGCAGTGATACCTATTGCCTCGCTCGGCATAGAAGGCCTCCACTTGCTCTGTAGTGTAAGTGTGGCCGTGACGGGCAGCGTGCCATGAGCGCGTTGTAGGCTTCAGCGCAGAAAGCCAGAGGATGGCAGTGTTCAGGCCTAGCCTTTCCTTTGCCCAATCCGTTTCAAGCCACTGTGCTTTGCGTAATGCGCCTACCTGCTCGGTCTGCGCAATGTTCTTGGCCTGCGCCATCGAAACATCAAGCCGCTTACTGATGATGCGGGCGGTCTCGCGCGGGTTAACGCCACGACCGATTGAGTCTGACACGACAGTAGCTAGGTCAGCACGAGCTGCATCACTGATGCCTTTCCAGTCGCTATAGGTTGAGACATAAGCTGCGGCAATCTGATTCTGATACGCCGGGCTGCTCAGCAACTGCGCCAGAGTAGTCTGCTGCTCGTAGACGGCTGATTGCACTGACAGGTTGGTGAAAGCCTGCCGGGTTCCGCGCTCATACTCGGCGGCTACATAGCTCAGCGCCCACAGGTTTTGACTGCCGCCGTCGAGAAGGTGATCGTCAAGAATCAGTTGGACACGCTGCAGCAGGTCAGCCAGTTGCGCGGCTGTCATGTCGTAGATGTAGGTGCCGGCGTTAACCTGGTAAATCACATCGCCATACACAGCGTAAGAGGCGTTACCGATGCGCTCAGTTCCGGTTAACCGCTCATCAAAGAGCTGCTTAAGCGCGAGTTTAATCTGGTAATAGCGATCATCGATGTCGCGGTACATCCGGCCTACCTGACGCGATGATTGCGTCGGGTCAGCTTTGTTGCGGGGAATTATCGGTGTTCCGATTCGGTTTCTCGCTGGCGTCGTCATCATTCAGCGGGTCCTTATCGTTTAGCTTTTTGTTTGGGTCAGGCGTCGATGGTGCCTTGCGTGGTTCAAGTTCACCGACGGTGCGCACCTCGTTTTCGTCAATCGCTGGCGTGCCAAATGCCTGCTGCGTGTCTTTCGCTACAGAGGCCATTGCCTGCATATTGGCGATCTTCTCTTTCTCGCTTGGTGCGAGTAAATCTGACCATGCCAGAGTGACCTCGCCGGATGTCGGCGCATCGATGACACCAATTTTCCAGAAGCGCTCCAGCAGCATTTGCACGACGGCCGTCTGGAATCCCCAGCGGCGACCGTTGCAGCGCTTGGCCCAATCGGTTTTATCCTCATCGGAGGCAAGTCGTCCGGTCTGCTGACCAAACAGTATGGTGAACGGACACTGTATTGAAGATGAAAACTCATTGGCCGTAACCGTCCAGCTTGGCGCCGGGTCGGCTGCTGCGACTGACAGAACCGATGTGGTGCCCGATTGGGTGACGAGTGCCGAATCAGTACCGCGATTCAGCTTCATCATCTTATCGTTCATCGCTTCGCCGAGGTCTTTGTACCCTGCCTTGGTAGCCATGTCAGCCAGAGTTTTCATGTCTGTCTGCGCGTCGAAGCTGATGCCTAACTGGCGGCTGGCGTTCTTCAGGAAGCCTTCAGCGCTACCACCGGATATCTTTTCGAGGTCCAGCAACTTGTTGTAGCCCGCACGGAGTAATGGCACGCCGGAAAGCATGTTTTCATCTTCCGAGCCTTCACACAGGATGATGACGCGATCGGGATGAACCGTAACGCTGCGGACAGGACCGTACGTGCCATCGTCACCAACTGGCTGCTCATTAAACTGGTAGTTAACCGGTTCGCCGTAGGTTTCCGACATGGTATCTGTGTCGAAGTTGCCAGGCTTAATCTGCGATTCCCAAACCGGAATGAGTTTGACGATCGCCTTATCACGTAACCGCTTTACAACGGCCGTATCTACCGGCTCTTTCCACTCGCGACCATCTTTGAACTGGATGAGCAGCGCAGAATACCGGCCTACCAGATTGCGGCGGTCAGCATCTTTGATTTTCGCCCAGTGCTTGCTCAGCAGCTTGGTTGCCGACTTCTCCCACGGCGTGGTTTCGGTCGACTCTTTGTTCTCGTCACCGTCGATAATCGTCGGCTTATCCGTCCAGCATGATTCCAGCAGCTTATGCACGGCGGCATAGGCTACTGGGTTACGCTCATAGGCGCGGTAATACTGATCGAATCCAAGTTCGTCGGGATAGCCGAACTCCTCATACAGTTTTGTGCGCTTTGTGTTGCCATTTCTGGCGCCATACATCATGCGCTGGCGGCCCACAGCATCAGCGAGGGCGTTCACAAGGAATTGCTCCCCGTTGCTTAGTTCACTCACTGATGAGCTCCTTAGAAGAATATTGCGCCGGTCTGTTTGTGGTTGGTCTTCGCTACAGCAAAGTAGCGGAACGCATCAGCACCGTGCGATGTGAAGTCGTGCAGTGGTTTATCTTTCCAGCAGCCGCGCTTGTCGTCCCACTCCTTGCGGTACCCCTCAAGGTGAGAGATTCCCAGCTCGCATTTAGCGGAGTCGAAGGCGCATTTAGGGAGGATTTCTCGCACTGAATCGATGCCGGTATCAACGCCAAGCTTTGGCGCGACCTTAAAGCGAATTGAGTAAACCTGCCCGTCGATTTCGAAGCCTTCAGCCGCTATCTGCTTGCGGCTTTTACCATCGCCAGCAAATTCACGGTTATCGATATCGTGTGGCGCCCAATGGTCACCGTATTCATAGCCGCGGTCTTTCAGCACCTTCATGTAGTGGCGCAAGCCTTCGCCGCTGTTCTCGTAATAGTCGATGACGTGGAATTCATCACCAACCTCACGCACGAACCAGATTGCGGTGGAGTCGCCTACACCGATATCCCAGAACGTGTGAACGAGCTGGTGAGAGTTGTCCGGCAATTCACCAACGCGCTTGTTGGTATAGAGCCAGCGGAACTGCTTAGCGTAGTAAGCGCCCTCAACAGACTGTTCAAACGCTTCAGCCGGTATCGATGGATACTCGCGCTTCATGTCGTCGCCGAGCGTCTTCTCTTTGGCGTAATACCACGCCTTCTGGCGCTCGTTCAGGGTGATGCCTTGCTTCGCCTCGATATCATCAAAATAATCGGTGAGGCGCTGCGGGAGTGGCTCTACCTGGTCGATTGCATAGAGTGGATTCTTCCACCAGGAGAAGAAGAAAAACTTCCAGTCGAGGTTAGAAAGCTGCTTACCCTGCAACTGAGCTTTCTCAGCAGTCTGGCAATAGTCGAAGAAGTAACTCGCGCGACCTTCAGCTGTGCTCTCGATAGTGGTGAAACAATCGCTTGATACCGCCTCAAACGCACCGGTGACAATCTCACGCGCTTTATCAGGAAACTTGGCGCATATCTTCCCGAACTCGGAAACGTGCAGGAAGCGCAGCGTGCCGCCGCGGAATGACGTGCTGACGTAGAGTGAGCCGCCCTTTTTGAATACCAGCTCACCCGCTGAATCATTGCTTGCCGGGTTGGCAGCTCTGATTTCTATCGGCAGCCGGTCGTAGGCGTATTTCACCTTTTCGCGAAACAGGCGCTTGGCATCGTTCAGGGTGTGGGCGATCAGTGCGCACTTCGCAGCCTCGAACAATGCAGCATCCAGCTGAATAATGCAGACCTCAGTCGTGAAGCCGAGCTGGCGCGCTTTCAGGATGATGTTGCGGGTGTGCATGCCTTCGAAGTATTCGAGCTGCTCCGGCGTCATTTTGAATCGTACCGGCTTGCCTTCTTTGTCGGTGATCCAGTAGAGGTTATTCAGGCGCCAGAGCTTGTCACGCAGAAGTGCGATGTGTTCTGGCTTCATGATTACCCCTTGGCTAAATCATCCATCAGATCGGAAAGCTTCTTCGTTGACTCGTCGCCGGTTGGGCCGTCGATATCGTATGCCTGTCTCTCAAGGCCAATCAGCGTTTTGAGGGTGTCGGATAAATCTTTCATCGACTTCACTCGCCCTGGCATGCTGATGACCTTGTGATAAATTTCGCTCAGCTTGTCATATCCGTTATCGTCAGGCTCATGCATCAGCTCGCCAAGCTGATGAAGCGCCGGCACGTCTGCGCACTCAGCCTCAAGCTCACCAAACAATGAGCTGGCAATGTTACGGGCGCGGCGGATGTCGCCACGATGTTCCATGCGGACGTTGGCGATCACCTCGGCGTTAGCCTCAATCAGTATCCGCTCGTTGGTAGCCGTTTCGGTGGATACCTGTCTGGATACCTCGCGTTTGGATACCAGAGCATCGGCCTTGGCTTTTATCTTAGCCTTAAGGTCTCGCTCCCACCCATCCCGCTTGGCACGCTTATTAACGGCCCCATGGGTTATGCCATGCTGTGAAGCTATTTCGCGGATAGACATCAAACCGGCCCGGTAAGCCGATTCGATGGCTTCCCAGTCTGGTGATGCCATAATTTTTTCTCTGAACGGAGGTTAGATGACTACTACTTACTTACAAGCAGCAGCAATTTTATTTGGCTTCGTTGGAAGCTTCGTTATGTTTTCAAACGGTCACGTGCTTAAGCCATATCCAGGAGGAATGTTTGCACCCGATAACTACGATGAAATTGCGAAGCAGATAACAAAGGATAATAAGCGCATTGTTTTCATGCAGCGTTTCGGGATGTTGTTTCTTTGCGTGAGCTTTGGCCTGCAGGGGGCTGCTCTATACCTTTCAACTTGATTCGGTTGCCTCAGGCATGTACTCCATCTTGAGCACGTCATCTGGCGCGAGGTATACCCAAGCGCCATCTTCCTGAGCAACACCAATGAAGCCGTTTACGATTTCAGGTTGTGAGCGATTCATCAGGCCAATGTGGGTTTCGCCTGACTTGGTGGTTACTGTGATGCGGTAGGTATCAGACATTATCACTCCAACTAAATCACGTTATATTTCAAACGGCTGAAAAATAATTTCATAAAGTGCCTGTTTTTCGGCCGAGGCTTCTACTCAAAACACTAATTACTTGCTCTATCTAAAATTGGAGCAGGTAATGAAACCTCTTATCGCAATATTTTTAGTCTTATTGATTGTCGTGTCTTTCGTTATTATTCCGGTAGAAAAGCTGGATAAAATCATACAAATTCTGCGTTATATACTCTTAATAATTAATGAGTTATCGCGAAAATAGTAGAACAATTTTCTATCCAACCATCATCAGGCGCACTCGCAAATGCGCCTTGTGATGGTCACTTTGGTAAGCCTGGAATGGTGATTTGCCCGTGCTGGTCGATTCGCTCAATACGCGCGAGCAGCTGCGGCTTCTTCACCCTTCCCCAGCGGTTCAGCAACCGGCCTGACATGCTGGCAACATCTTTCTCTTTCATGAACTCAAGTACGGCTGCATTTCGCTCTGCTTCAAGGTTTGCTACGCCCTGACGGATCATGTCGGTCATCCAATTGAATGCGGCTATGTATGCCTCTTTGAATGCCATTGCAGCCTTACCGGTAAAGCTGAATACCAGCATAGTCCAGCCATCACGCGTCATCTGGTAGAAAGGCTGCGGCTTACCGTTCTGTAACTCATTGTTTTCATGGCAAAGCGTAAAATTGCGCTCTGCAAATTCGGTTGAGCACTGGCTGATGACGGCGCGGGTTTTACGCAGCACGTCTTTGTGATCCTTCCCAAACGCTAGCGCCACTTTGAAAGTGTCAGTTGATGACTCCGCGCCGGTCAGAAATACCAGCTCACGGAAGTCCATGCCATTCACTACAGTTGGATATGTCATTGCGATCTACCTTTTAGAAAGTGAGCCTGTCTCACAGAAAAGCCGCCCGAGAGAGGTCGCCACCTATAACGGCTGTTCTCAGGCTCGCTTACTGAAAGGCTCTCGTTGAATTGCGCGTGAGATGCGCGGTATGAAATTAAGCTGCAATAACTGACCACTATGGGGCAGTTATAAAAAAGCCCCGCTATTGCGAGGCTGGGTTACTTCAGGCACTGCTCGGTGATGTACTGCTGTAGCGCGGCTATTTTTGACTGGTCGTTTTTGATTCCGGCTCTGATACCGAGAACGTTTCGTCCAGCAATGTCAGAGAGTTCGACGGTGGCTCCATTGTCCACGCTGGCGGGTCCGGCGGTTTGCTTCTGACAGTTACCGGCGACGAGCACCCGAC